CCGGAGCTGGCTGTCCACTATGTCACAGTATTCATCACCGCCGTTGTTGGCTTCGCCGCGCACCACATTGATTTTGTGTTGGATGATTTTGCCCACGACTTCCGGTCTGGTCACGGTCTTATCGCCATTATTGAACACAAGGTCAGGGATGAACACGGCATCGCCATACACATAGGCGATAGGACAGGCGGTAAAGTCACCGCCACCCCATGCAATATCCATGACCATGAGCTTGCGATCGGGCTCTCCATCCGGAAGAATGCCGTTGTAATACCGTAATTCATCGGCAGGGAACAGCAGACCTTCACGCACATAAGGCTTGCCCATGTACTTTGCCCACCATGTTGCATCGTCAATACTGGCTTTCATGTCGGCATAATAGGCATCGTCAAATCCCACGCCGTAGTCATAATTGAAGTTACTGTGTCCGTTCTCGTCTACCGCAGGAATCACCCGAAATCTATACTTTGGATTGTCTGCGTACTGGTTTTGGATGCGACCCAGAGGGTCAAGCACGTTCCAGCGTGTGCCGACCATCAGCTCCAATGCGCCCTGTTTTTTACGGTCTTTTAGCTGGTTCAGGTAGGCATCATACTTGTTGTTCAGACGCTCAACGTTCAGGCTTTCCTCCAAGTCCTCGATCAAGTCATCACTGTACAGAACGCCGCCCTCGCCGATTTCAACTGCGCCGGTCAGCGTACCGCCAATGGAGCGGCAAGTTAAGGTTGGGAATCGCTTTTTACGGTTCAGGTCAACGCTTTCGTCCTTTGCGCTCTTATCCACAAGCTGAACGTCAGGGAAGATTTTGCCCCAGTTGTAGGTCACAGGGTCAGTGATAATGGACAGCACTTCACCGTAGAAGCCATTGGTAAGCTTGTCAGAATGTCCGCTCATGACCGATGCAACGTCCGGGCGGTTGCCCATAAGCCATGTGATAAAAAATATACAGAGCGTACTTTTTCCAGTACGCGGGGGCTGACTTACCCCAAGAAATTCTACACGATGGAAAAACAAATCCTCTAGGTCACGAACAAGCGTCAAAAGCACCTTTCTGCGTGGCTGATAGAACTTTTTCTCTGGCGCACGATTCCATTCAAGGTAGATGCAATAGCTGTCGAACACATCTTTTGCTTCAAACAGGTACGTCCGGCTGATAATGTCATAGACCTTCGCCACGTCCTCGCCTGTTTTCATCTTACCCATCATGGCTGCGCAGACAGAGCGCAGCTCACCAGAGTATTTGTAGGCATCGAACCGCTTGTCTTGCGACAGAGCATCCCTCAAATTCACGACCGCCTGAAACCAGTCCTCATAGACCTGCGCTTCTGTCGGATTCTGCTTTGCATACGCTTTGATGCTGTCAATGATGGCGATACACTGCTTTAGCTGCATAAAAAAATAGGCACCCCCTACCTGAAAATGTAAAGAGTGCCTACAACTGCACAAAAATCAAATATTCGGTTTTATAATGCTGCTTTAGAAAATTATTTAATATAATTTAGTTTAACGGGACTTATTTTCCCTTATTTATATAATCGAATAACGTAGGCCCGGATTTGCAAGGCCACCAATAAATTTTATGCAATTTTTCTTTCAGCCTTACAAAAAACAACGGCTCATACCATCTTATCGGACGAATACCGGGATGCTCGTCATCTCCTAGCGTAACATAGCCCATATCATAAATATGAGTAGCAAGAATCACGCCGTCTTTATCATGCGAACCAGAAATCACGCTGTAAAGCCATTTGTCCTTTTTTATTGTATCTCTCAATTTTGGGAGGGAATAGTATCCATCTTGCAAATCAGGTTTTTCTTTTACAAGAGCGTCCATCATTTGTGCCGCAGCTCCTTTATAACCAAACACTTGATAACGATAAAACAGTCTATTCATGCCACATCCCTTTCTTTAATTACACAAGCGTTGGTTTCGGCTCTTCGTCCCCAAGCATCAACTTGTAACGAAGATACTTTTCAATAATACCGTGTCTTTCTGCCAATGTGCCGTAAATAAAAACGAGAGCATCTTTAGCAGCATCGTATTCATTCGGGAAAATGACAATTTCCTCGTTTGCAAAAGTCACGGTGCAGTTTTCCGAATGGCAGGCTTCCAAGAATCGCTTGATTTTGAGGAAACCACCAAAGTCAAGCATAGACCGCAGCGTGATGCTTCCATTCTTAACAATCAGTTCTTCTCCCTGCATATTATCCAGCCTTTCTCTGTTCAGCAATCCGATACCATGTCTGGCGGGTTACTCCAAGCTGTTTGGCGGCATCCGTGACCGTGAGAATGCGCTTCTCCACCTGCTCATGGAGAACGTCAAAGAGGTTTCGGTCATACTCGGTGGGCTTGCGGCCTTCCTTGTAATCGGGGCGCTGGCTGGCAATCTTCTTGCCCTCTCTGGTGCGTTCAACAATCATGTCACGCTCAAACTGGGCAAATACAAGGAACATACCTCTCATAGCCCTACTAGCAGGGGTGTTGTCCATCACGCCAAGATTCAGCACGTTCACACGAATTCCTTTTTCAATCCACGAATCAATCAATTCATACCCACCGACAAGGCTTCTGGCAACACGATCTAGCTTTGTCACAACGATTGTATCGCCGCTCTGGACTTCCGCTTCCAGTTTGTCCAGTTCCTTGCGTTCCATTTTAGTTCCAGTATATACCTCTTTGAAAATCTTAGTTGCGCCAGCGGCCTTGAGGGCTTCTTCCTGTGATTCAAGGCTGTTGCCGTCAATCGCCTGTCCAGCGGAACTGACACGAGCGTAACCGTATATCATTCAGGTTCACCGTCCTTTTCCTCTACGACTTCATAGCAACCAGCACGAGTGAGTTTCCCATTCGCAGGTTCTACAACCAGTCTGTACCCGAAAACTTCAAGAATCTGAACCATTGTAGATAATTTCATGTCATCAGCGAGGACACGAGAAGATGCGCTGGAAATGGTTTTGTAGTCAAGCTTTTCCCGGAGATATTCGTATGTTTTATGCTGATTCTTCATTATGTCACGAAGAATTTCGCTTGAGTTCACCTTGTTATTCGTTGCGGCCATTTTTCGTTCCTCTCTTTCTTTAATGCTAGTATACGCTTTCTAGCGTAAATTGTCAAGGAAAAATAAAAAAATAAGCTATCAGCACCCACCTACCAAAGTTTAGCTGATAGCTTATCCGTTACAAAAGAAGGTGCTGCAAGCAGCCTTTCTTTCGCGGTCTATTATATCAAAAAATGTCGGTCTATGCAAGCATCTGCAGAAGCGTATAACATCTAATAAGAAAAGCCAGCGGCTAGATGTTCTCTAACCACTGGCTTTTGTTTTATGCGTTAATCTTGAATGGCAACTACTTCATAAGAGCTATAACCAGTAAATCCACTCAATGGATGAAGCTCAAATGATGCTGTTTGGCCCGAAGCAAGGCTGTCCATGATGTAAGTATACTCACCGCCAACAGGAACTTCATTGCCTTCGGTGTCTTTCATTTTGTAAAGAACAACGACCTTAACCGCGTTGCTTGTAAATTGGCTGTTGTTCGTAACCTGTCCAGTGAATCGCAAATCGTAGCCAGAGCCGCGCTTAGAAACATTCGTGACGGCCAGTTCGCCAGCACGGACAATCTGATTGGCAGGACTTGCTTCGTGAACGTTCCAGTTCTCTGCGCTTGTCGTATATTCAATTCTTGTTGGCTTAACACCATCGGAATCAAAAGCGATATAATCGCCATACCAATAAGAATCACCCTCGCCAACCCAGTCCAGCGTTTCAGAACCGGTCTTTAAGACGGAGCCATCTTCGCCGTATACCGTGACATTTAGCGAAACAAAATCGACCGCCCAATCGGTGTTGGGGTTTTCAACCAATACAGCGTAGAACACATAGTATCTCGTTTTGCCGTACTCGTACTTGGTTTCAAGATGGCTATGGGATTCTTTGATTGTTATGGGTTGCACCTGTGTTGCATTGGTCTCTTCCAGCTCAATAGGAGCAGACCATTCATCAGGCTTTGCAGTTGCCATTGCGCTAATAGGCATAGCAAGCATCATAGCCGCTGCTAGAGCCACCGCAATGATTCTCTTCCTCATTTTTGATTCTCCCTTTCTTTGGCAAAAATTTTATATAACGTTTGAAATACCATGCGCCATAAGATACACACCAAAAACCAAAAGAGCGGCGCCGATAATAATGCCCCATATTGAAGCGGCAATCTTTTCGTTCTTTTCTCTCTTTTCTTTGTTCTTGTCATTCTTTTGGTTCATTACAGATTCCTCCCTTTCAAGGCTTGTAAGGCAAGTATAGCACAGAACACAGACCCTTTGTAGGGGTCTTTTTGTTTTTGCAGAAAATTTTTGAGATTGACAATAAGGGGCGGGGTGATTTTTTTGAGCCTTTTTTATTTTTTCGGTGGTTGGACGGCTCACCACCCCACCCCCGGCGCTGCCTGTATACCCCGCCGGCGACCCCTGCCAGCCCCAGCGCACCCGGAAAGACTGCACAGCGCAGGCAACCGCGCAGGCCGTGCCAGAACCAGAGCAGACCACGCAAGGCACGACACACACGACCGGACGTTGGACACGCTGCACCGGTCTGCACTCGATACCAGACAGGCCACGCCGGGCAGATCAAGACGGCGGTGGGGTGCTGGAGGTCGTGGAGTGTGTCCGAAACTGTGCCGTTTTGGACAAGGCTGTTGGCAACACCCAGCAGCACAATGAGCGTGAAAAGGACAGCTATCGGAACCCCGATATTATCCCCCAGCGCGCTGCATGGAACGTCCATTTCAAGAAGCCTGCCGCCAACTACACCGACCTATTCGCCCAACTGGAAGCCACCGGAACCATCTCCACGCGCGGCTTGAAGCCGGATGCCACCCACTACTGCGAACTTGTCTTTGATGTCAATTCAGCCTACTTTGACAACCACGGTGGCTACGAGTTCGCCAAGCAGTTCTATGAGAATGCCTACAAAGCAGCCGTTCAGATCGTGGGTGGTGAGCAGTATATCCTCTCGGCAGTCATGCACGCCGATGAGA